GTTTATGAAGAGTACTGGAAAAATGTATCCTGTTGATGAGGCAACTGGAGTAACATACGGTGGTGACAGCAATAATATGCAAGCTGCATTCAAATTAAGGAAAGGATATGAGCTTAATATTTCAACAAAGAAAGGTGATTGTGGTTCACCAGCTTTGGTATTAGATCCTAGAATTAGAGGAAAAATTGTTGGAATTCATGTGGCAGGAAAACCACATTTGAGTAAAGCTTATATTCAATCAATAACAAGGGAAGAGATTGAAGAACGATTGAATTTGTCAAAAACTGGACTCCTAACAATTGAAGAAATGCCTGAAATGATGATGGATAAAGCCGAACAAGCAAAGATTGATATACCTGGAGAATTTTCTTTTGTTGGAGTTGTAAAACCTCAGTTTGCACCAAGACAACCAGATAAAACAGATATTAAAGAATCACCTATTTTTGATTTAGTTGAGAAACATGTGACAGAGCCTGCTGTTCTGAGCACAAAAGATGAACGAAATGAAAGTGGAGAATCTCCTTTGGTGAAGAGTTGTGCTAAGTATGGAACTAAGCGCTTAGAACTCCCACATAAAGAGTATTCTTTTGCAATTCATGAAGTGCGATGTGAGCATACGTTTGATTGGCCGAGAACTGATCAAGACCGAATTCCATTGCGCTATGTATTGCAAGGAGATGGTGTAGGTTTGAATCCTATTGATTTGAATTCTAGTCCTGGTCATCCTTATATTTGTGAACAACGAGGAAAAGGAAAACATCCATGGATAACTAGGGATGAAAATGATGATATGATGATGAGTGAAGAATTAACATCAGATCTCGAAGAATATTTCTCAAAAGTAAAAGCTGGCATAAGACCTTGGCTAGCTTGGCCCTCTTGTTTAAAAGATGAGAGGGTTTCATTGGAAAAGGTGAAAATAGGAAAGACACGAACTTTTCAGATAAGTAATATGCTTTTTACATTATCGATGCGTGCATTATGTGGTGATTTCATAAATGCATTCCAACGCAATAAATTACGAGGCTACAGTGCCATTGGTATGGATTGTGAATCTATAGAATGGTCTGACTTACTCAACCGCTGGAAGGCTGTTGGGAAAAGAGGATTTGATGGAGATTTTAAATCTTATGATAGTTCACTGTATGCCAGAGCTATTGGTGATTCCATGGAACTAATTTCAGATTGGTATGATTTATATCGAGAAAGTTATAATGTCCAGTTCCATAAGGTGGATTTCACTTTGACAAAGCAAGACGCACGTATGATGAGACGTATCCTGGCAGATGAACTCATTCACACTAATGTATTATCCTTGAACTTAGTGTTGCAAAAACATCAAGGAAATCCATCAGGAAACCCTCTCACTGTAATATTGAATACAATGGTGAATATGATTTACATAAGAACAGCTTTTTATGTTTTACATCGTTGTGAGATAGGCTTGTTTAACAAG